TCCTCTTCGCGTCCCAGGCCGACTTTGCCGCCCGGTTGCACTCACGGCAGCCCTTCTTCTGCCCGTTGACCCACGGATGCAGCCCCTTCGCGAACGAAAGATGGCGGCACTTCCGATGTATCGCTTGCCGCTCGGGCTCACGATTTCGTAAATGCCGCCATCCACACTTGTGTCCGGTTTGTGCTCTCATTTCAGAGAGCGCAGCAGACTATACCTGACTTAGCTGCTACTTTTGTCGCATTTAGTTGTAGACCGGGTCCAGCGTCGAGTTCACGCCTTCCAGGAGGCCCTGGTACTGCGTGACGCCGATTTGGAGCATCGTGGTCTCATACACGATGCCGCGGTCGGCGGTCGTGATGGACTGGAGGTCGCGGTAGTGGATGGGGTCCACGTCGACCATCTCGACCACGTTGCCGGAGTTCTTGTCGTCCTGCGTCGCGTCGTCGAGGAAGATGACCCGTTCGAGGCCCGAGCCGTCGGGAATCATGTACTGGTCGGCGATGAGGTCGACCGAGCCCGTACCGAAGTCCCACGTGTCGAGTTGGAAGCCGCCCTTGTAGGCCGCGCCGCCGTTGCTCGTCGACATTTGCCGAATCGCGTAGAGCGAGCCCAGCATTTGCGTGAGCAGTTCCATGACGGTGTAGGACATGATGAGCGCACGGACGCGCCCTCCGGCCAGCTTGATGGTGAAGCACTGTTGGCGGATTTGCTTGTACGCCAGCGCCGCGCCGCCCGACGCCGATACGTCGAGGATGTTGAAGCCGTCCTGCTGGATTTGCGTGATGAGGCCGTCGAAGGCGAGACCGCCGGTCGCGCCCGAGTCGCCGTTGAGGATGAAATACTCCTCGGCGAGCCCGACGTTAATCATCTTCACGCGCTTCTGCTGCGCGAGGATGTCGATGTACGAAGCGTCCTGCGCTTCGTCTTGCCAGGCCACGATGACCATGTCGCCGATGTTCGAGTACGGCCGGGAGACGTACTGGTACTGCGGGTCGATGGAAACCGGTAGGCCGCCCTTGGTGAAGGCCGCGCCGGTCGGGTCGGTGCCGAGGTACTTCGTGGTCGTCTGCGTCGCACCGGCGTTCGAGACGAGCTTGTAGAACGCGTGCGCCTTGCCGTTGCCCTTTTTACGGGACAGCCGGTTGCGAACCGGGGTATCCAGGTTCGCGGCGAGCTTCAGGTCGTCTTCGAGGTCCTGACGGACGACTTCCAAGCCCACGACGGCAGTGTTCGACTTGCGAATCTCGTCGAATTTTTGAAGCTGCCGAAGGATATGCTCCGGGCTGGGCAGTTCGCTGGTGATTTTCGCCACGGAAATGTTCCTCTCACAGGTGGGGCTTGGTGGACAACCGGCGCTTGGATGAGGTCACGAAACCTCATTGAGCGCTGTGGGGATGTTCTTTGGTGCTAGGCGTGAATCCCGCGCTTGGCGGCTTCCTTCAGGAGTTCGGTGAGCGCCGTCTCGGACCGCATAATCTCCGGGGAGACCTTGTCCTTACGAAGCTCTTCGGTCGGGCTCAACGCAATCTTCGAGTTGGCCTTTTCGATGAACGTGGTGCGCTCCTGTTTGAGGGCCGCGATGTGCTCGCGCATTCCCTCGATGGTCTTGAGGATGTCCGAGCCATCGGCGTCTCCGCCCTTGGACACGGCGTCCTTCTGAACCACTTCGCCGGTCGCGCCTTGGCGCGGCTGGACTTCTTTGGTGCCGGTCGCGGCTGCGAGCTTGGCGTCGAATGCCTTCGCGAAGGTTTCGAGCTTCTCGTCGAGCAGCTTGGCGAACGTGTCGGGGCTCACGCCGCCGCTCTTGCGCAGCGAACGCTTCGCGTCGACCTTGTCGACCGCGGCTTTCGCCTTGGCCAGGTCGCCCGCACGGATGGCCTTGACAGCCTCGTCCATGTCGTTCTGCTCGCCTTCGCCGCCTGCGGGGTCACCGTAGACATCTTCGTCGGCGAGTCCGGCGCCCTTCATAATCATGCCGCGGCACTTGTCGAGCGCTTGGACGTGGGCCTTGGCCTCTTCGCCCTCGGGCCACTGGCTCTCGCCCATGCCCTCGCCCATGCCCTGGTTCGACTCGTCGTCGGCACCGGAGTCTTCGCCGTAGCCGGTCTCGGCCAAATCTTCTTTGCGGATGATGGCCACGTCGGCGTCCTTGTTGAGGACGAGGTGACCGTCGGCATCCTTGCGGAGAATGTCGGCGCTGGACACGACGAAGAACTTCGCGTCACCGGCAGCCTTTTGGACCGCGTCGGTCTTCGCGAAATCGTTGAGGGCGGCAATCTTTTTGGTCTTCACGTGCCTAAGCTCCTTACGTTCTGAGCAAGTCGGACAGTTTGGGTCCCACGAGGGTTCCGGCTTTGGTGAGTAGCCCGCTTATTCCTACTCCCAGGTCCCCACGCTTGGTGACCGCGGTTATTTTGCACTTCCCGTTGGCCGGAACGTCGACCAGCGACAGTTCATCCAAGTGGTAATCGGTAATGCGTCGGCACTTCTTACCGGAAGCGTCCGTCGAGGGCTTGGCGCTGATAACGCCGCCGCCGATGGACGAACCCGTTAGGGTGCCATCGAGAATCTTCTGCCAGGTGGACTCGGCACCTTCGGAAACGTGGATGCCGACGAAAACCTTTTTGGAATCCGGGTCGGCGATAACCTTGATGGCGCGGCCTGCCGCGATGGGCTGGTGCATCTCGCGGATGTTCCCCGACCAGCGCTTGAACGCGCGCACGGTGGCATCGAAGTCGACGATGTCGCCTTGGCTATCGGCGTACTTGTCCTCGGACTGCCCCACGACCCACACGGTGCGCTTCGCAGCGTCGACCTTCGCGAACTTGAGGAAAATGTGGCCATCACGCAAGCCTTTGGCGAGCGGGGTGGAGGTGAGTTGGGCGAGGCTTAGGTCCATCACGGTTAGACGTCTCCGCGGCCGACTTGCTCGATGCCGAGCGCTTTGAGGACGAAGGGAACGACTTGTTTGGCGAGGACCTGGGCGTCAAGCATCGAGAGTTGCAAATTGTCGCCGGTGATGACCGCGTGCAGGCCGTAGTCGCCGACGGTGATGTCCTTCATGGCGCGGGCGACTTCCTGGGAGACGCGCTGGCGTAGCTCCGGGTCGTCGTGCATCACGCGGAAGTGGAGGATGATTTTTTGGTCATCCGGCCGGACCAAATTAAAAGGGAGGGTGGCTCGCCCCGAGCGGGGTCCGCCATACCCTCCCACGTTGTCAGCGCCCACTAGGAGGTGAAGTCTTCGACCTGGACCGCGTAAATGTCGATGCGTGCGGCCGAGGTCGGGCCCTTCGCCACTTCGGCGTGGGTCGGGAGCACGTACGGCTGGAGCGCGTGCGTGCCGTCGTCTTTGCAGGTGCCGCCCGGGGCGACGCCCGCTGCCACGAGGTACTTCGCGATGAGGCCGGTCGCATCGGTCGCGACGATGTCGAACGTCAGGCCCGAGTCGATGTGGCCCGAGGGCAGCGCAGGCGCCGTGACGGTGATGTAGTCCGTCGCGGTGAGCGTGGCCGGAGCCGAGGCAACCGCGGTCGAGGCGGCCGACGGCGGAGCGAAACGCGCGGTGCGGTCGCGACCGGCCGGGAGGCCGAGCGCGAAGTTGCCGGTCGTCTGGACGGTCGTTCCCGTCACCGAGGTCGCGTTGGCCTCGGGCGGAAGGTTCGAGCGCCGTTCCGGTGGCGTGCCGGAGGTGAAGTTCATAAACGCCGGGGTGCCGCCGTTGCCGGGGCCCGGGTTCAGCGGGTAGCGCGGAACCGCGACGTAGTAGTACGACGTCGAGCCCGAGCCCGCCGCGAGCGCGCCGACCGGCGCTGCGATGGTCTCTTTATTCGCGTCCCAGAACGGACGAAGCTGGACGCGGAGAACCTGCGCCAACTGCTTGTCGGTCACGGTGCCGTCGATGTGAAGCTGCTTGAGCTTCGCGTTCGAGGCGACTGCGTGGGCCTCGGTGTCCGCGGCAAAGCCGAGGTTGACGTCGGCGATGGTCGTCGAGTCCCACTCGGTCGGGAAGTTGCCGGTCGGATTAAGTACGGTCGCCACAGAGTAGCCCTCACAGGATGAAGATGAAGGCAAACTTCGGCCGGGCGCCGGGTGGTCCTCCTACGGGACGCCGTTCGTCGGTGCGCCCTTCGCGCCCGCCATGATGGCGGCAGCGACGGTATCGGCTTGTCCCGAGCCGCCCATGGCGGCGGAAAGCTGGTCTTCGAAACTCGCGTACGGGCCCTTGTACCAGTTCATCTCGTTGAAGAGCACGCCCGGTTTCGTCTGATGAATCGCGAGCGAAGCGCGCAGCGACTGTCCGGCGACCGCGCTCGTCGTGAGCGTGGCCGGGAGGTCGACGTGCGGCGGCGGCGCGATAGCGAGGCTCACCGGCAGCGTCTGGCGGACCCAGACGGGCGGCGAAACGGTCAGTGAGGCGCTAAGCGAGCCGCTCCCGGAAAGCACTATTCGTTTTCCGAATCGTCGTCATCACCGGCCGGAACGAAGACGTTGTCCATCTCCACGGGCTGGCCGCAGGTGACCTCGTCGCCGTCGCGCTCGTACGGGACTTTCCACACCTTGTCCTCATCCATACACTCGACGAGGGCGTAGTCGGGAAACGTCGCGATGACCTGGCAGAAATGCTGGCCGGGCTCGACGGTCGGAGCATAGCCGTTCGCACTCTCGGCGGGCGGTGGATTCTCGCAGCCGGACGCCGCGATGACGTGCGGCGCGAGGTCACGCGTCTGCTCTTCAAGAGAACCTGCGATGGCGTTCTTGCGGATGGTGCGGCGAACCACGAACGCTTTCGCGAGCGAGGTCCGGGTCGGGACAGCTTCACCGAGTTTCATGGTCGCTACCCTTTCCCGGGCTTAGGGCGCTACTCCCACTCGTCGTATTGCGGGATTGGCGGCGGGTCGGGGTTCACGTAGGGCTCGCGCGCGGCCTCGCGCTCTTCGGCGTCGAGTTGCTCCGGCGTCGCGCCTTGCTCCATGCGGATTTTCCGCAGAGCTTCTCGTTGGGACTCGCTTAGTGGACTCATTCCACTCTGTAGTCTAGCAGAAAAGTCAATGATTTGCTAGTGCCCGAGCGGTCCACCGACGAGGTCGCCGTTCGAGTCGTAAAGCATGCTGTCGCCGCCACGCTTGCGCAGCGCGGCCCGCGCCTCATCTTCGTCCTCGAAGCTCGCGACGAGGTAGAGGTTGTCCGGCGGGTCCTCGTAGTCGTCGATGTCGACGAGGTTGAAGCCCGACTTCGGGGTAAGCTCGGCCCGGCGCTTGAGCGCGGCCGCAAGGGATTGCTCGAAGCTCACAGGCAGCCCACCGTCGTTTGGACGATTGGCGTACACGGGGGCGGCGCCACATGCCCCGGCTTCTTCGTGTCGAGCGCGTAGTAGTAGTCGCTCATTTGCTTTGCATAATCGGTAAGCTCGGAAAGGTGCGCCTGGATAGCCTCCGCGTTCGGGTGGAGGTCTTTGTAAATGGTATTATGCGCCCAGTCCGCGAGCTTGGTTTGATTCGCAGTCCGAAGCTGAATCTCGCCGACCCGGCCGTCCATCTCGACGTTCAGGTGATACCCGCGATAGTAGTCGCCTAACGGTTTTTCGAGCAAGTTCTTCTCACGCACGAAGTGGAAGTTTGCCTTGATTTTGGCGACCGCCGCGGGGAAGTCGTCGATGGAATCGAGTTGGATGCGCGTACCGATTATATCGTAGAGTTCGGCTGGGCCCTTGCCTTCTTTAGCGCACTTGTTGGTCATCGATGTCACAGTTTTGACGCGACCCTTCACCTCGGCGCCGGGGAAGAGGTCCTTGAGCTTCTTGAGCGTCCGGCTGAGCGGCTCTTTCGCCTTCTCGTGGGCGACTTCGCACGACCGGCGCAGCTTCGCGTGCTCGGCACTCTCGGCGGCCGGAGTCGCAGGCGTGGGCATGACGGCGCCAGCGGTTCCAGTCGAACCGCCGCTCGTCCACTTTCCGCCCTCGTCGCGTGGCTCGCTCGGGTTGAAGTCTTTCGCCAGCCTAGCCAGCTTTGGCATCGGCTTTCTTCTTGGCGTTCTTCGGCGCAACGTAGCCCGGCGCGGCGCCCGTCTCGGTGAAGCCGAGTTGGCGAGCGCGAGCGAGGTCGTGGTCCTTGTACGTCTTGGTCGTCTTGAAGTCGATGGGCAGTCCGGCTGCGTGGCCCTTCTCGGCGAACTCTTTGAGCCCGGGTAGAATCTTCCCGACCTTATCGTGCGTGCCGTTGAGCAGGTGCTCGGGCACAGTGCGCTCGCGGTGGGCGTTGCGCATGTGCGCGACTTCGCGCGGCGCGTCGGCGTGGTGGAACTCGACGTCGTAGCCGTTCTCCATGGCCTGGTGCGCCCAGTCTTTGTACTTGTCGGAGCCGGTCGAGTCGTAAATGAACGACCCGTGGTCCTTATTGCGCAGCGCGTTTTGGAGGCGCTCCTTGACCACGTGCGAGGAAATCTCGTGCGTGATGCCGCCGCCGAAGTCTTCGCCGCGGCCGTCTTCGTTGCGCGGTTTGCCCTCGTTCGGGTGGCCCTTCTCGTACGGGTCCTTGATGACGTGGTTGGCGAAATCGCGCGCGTCGCGGAAGCCCGTCTGGCGCTGGATATGCCGGTCGAGCGCTTCTTGCATATCGGGCGGGTACTGCTGTAGCTCCGAGAAGCTCTTCGGGCCGCTCGGGCCGAACATGCCCTTTTCGTCGACCTCGTGGGTGAAGAGCGGGTTGAGCTTCTTCTCCGCGTCCGAATCGAACACGGGCGCGTTCTCGAAGCCGGGCTGCGGCGCGATGTACTTCTCGTGGCCGGGCTTGATGGTTTCCTCGGTGCCGTCTTCGCGGGTGTGCGTCTTGCCTTCGTTGCCGGTATAGTCGTGCTCGACCACGCCGCCCTTGCCGACGCCGCCGCCGCCAATCATAAAGATGGCCTTGCGCTTGAGCGTCGAGGCAGGCGAAAGGTCGCCTTGGCGCTTGCGGTCCGCCACGGAGGCGTCGCTATCGGTTGCGCGGGTCTTCGGGTTCGTGTGCTCGCGCTCGATTTTCTCGCCCGGAAGCTCGGCCTTCTTGCCCTTGTTCTCGTACTCGTGCTTCTCGGCCAGCGCCGCCGCGGCGCCGTGCGCCGACGTGAAATTGCCGTGGAACGATTTCTTGCCGTTGTCGGCGACCGCGCGAGCCTGGTGCGCTGCACCGGCCTGCTTCACTTCGCCGACTTGCTTGTCGCCCGCGTGGACCGAGTGGCCGTCCTTCTGAGGGCGGACATCGTAGTGGTTCCCGGCAGCCGTCTGCACGGAGCCCTTGCCGGACGATGCGTCGATGGAGACCTTCGAGCCGCCGACGGACGTGAACAGGCCCGCCTTGTCGTGCTCGTGGCCCGAGGCGTCCTTGGTCTTCTGGAGGTCGCCCGCGGCGCGCGACTTCTCGGCGTCCGAGCGCGAATCGAGCATCTCTTGGAGCTTCCGGTAATGGCCGTTTAGCTCGTCCTGCTGCTCGGGCGTCGGATGCTTCGTGCCCATGGCCGTATGCTTGAGGTGGAGGTTCGTGACCATGGCGCGGTGCGCGTCGATGTCGGCCTTGGTCGAGGCGCCGGTCGACGTGAACTTGCCGTCGGCGTCGCGGCTTTGGTCCTTGAGGAGGTCGCCCGCCTTCACCGACTTGTCGGCATCGTTGTCGCCGCAGGTCGGGCACGAGACTTCGTCGCCGTCGTCCTCACCCTTCACCCGGCCGGTGCCCTCGCAGTCGGGACACTCGTCGCCCTGGTGCTGCATGTGCGGGTAGACGCGCTCCAGCGTTCCGGTTGACGCGAACCGGCCTTGAGCATCGTGCTCTTGAGCCTTCAGAATGTCGCCGATTTTAGGCACGCGAAAACCCTCCCCAGGTCAGTCGGAGCTTCGCTCTCGGGCGCTCAGCCCCTCGACGGCCGGATGGCGAGCCGCTCGCAGACGTAGCTATCGTCTTCCTCGACTTCAAGCCGGACGACGACGACGCCCTGGAGGTCCTGGAAGTCGAACTGGTCGCGCTCGACCTTTGCGTCGATGGCCGAGGCGAACAGAATCCGGCCGAAGAGCTTCTCGGGCGAGATGCCCAGCACGATTTGGGGCGACGTGGTCGTGATGACCATGCCGCGCGGGCGCTCGTCGAGGGTCACCGACCGGCGCTCGGCCTCGTTCCAGTCTTCCTCGGAGACCGCCGAAACGGCCTCGTAGGCGCCAAGCCAGCGCGGCGCGGAGAAGGTGCTGTCCCAGTTCCGAGCCGCCGCCGTGTCATCGGTAATCTTCAGCTTGCCAAGACAGGCGAACGTCCCCTCGGCGACGTTGCACTTTACGTCCCGAACGATGCGGAAGCGGGCCCGGTGAGTGAGCACCGAGTCGCCGGGCATCACGAACTCAATCGGGACGAGACCCCGATGGGTGACGACCCGACATCCGACGGCGACCATCCTAGTCGCCCGTCAGGCGGTCGAGCTTCTCGTGAATCAAGTCGTGCGATTCTACCATGTCGGCATGGCTATCGCACGCGCGCTTCGAGAGCGACGCCGCCACGAAGAGGATGATTAGCTGGATGGCGTTCTCGACGTACGAGCCGACCGTGAGGCCGGGGTCGAAGGCGCCGTGGGTCGCGTACGAGCCCGCGGCCCAGCCGAACACGAACACGATAGCCATGAGCGCCGTGCGCGGGTCGGCGCAGACGTCGTTGACCTTGGACCAAAAATCGACGAGTTTCATGGGCCCTCCGAAGGCAGCCAGACACACCGGCAGCGGGGGTGGAGTGGGATGACCGGCAGCCAGGCGTCGACCTTGCGGCCGTAGTTGGACTGGCCGATGATGTCGGCGATTTTGTAGGTCTTGCCGTCTATCATCCGCTTGCAGTGGTCGCAGACGCGCGAGTCGTGCGCGCTCGACCCTTCGCAGTGGGTGAAGCCCTGGTCGACGAGTTCCTGGAGGCGGCCTTGGGACTCCGCTCTCGCCGTCTCCGTGATAGCGATGGTGCCGAAATCGAGATTGTAGTCCTTCGTCGTGTTGGCCATCGCTCGCGCGACCTCGCGCGGGTTCTTGCCGAGCACGGCGGCGCCAATAAGCTGGTTGCGAAGCTCGGCCTTCATCTCTTCGAACTTCGAATCAAGCTCGGTAAAGGCGTAGTGTTCGAGGAACTCGATGGCCCGGCGGTCCTCGTCGGTGACCGGCCGGTGGAGCACGGCGCGGCCCACGTTCGAGCCGGGGCGGCCCTCGCGGCGAGCGCTCGCGGCCCGGTGCGCCTGCGCGGCGTCGGTAGCGAGCATTTGGCCGATGAGGTACGCCTGCATCGGGTGGGAGGCGAGGTTGAGCATCGCCTTGCGCTTCCACTCCTCGACCGGCTCGTCGACTTTGTACGGGTCGAGGCCCTGCCACGTCCCGCCGGTCTTCTCGTAAATCTCATCGACCAGTTGGCGGAGGTCGGCGGCAAGCTGCGGCTGCCCGGCGATAAGCGCCGTGTAGACCGCGTCCTCGTGCGCGCCAATCTCGGAGATGCCGTGGTCGCCGGGGTCGCCCGGGTGCCAGTCCCGCTTTTCGAGGTCGTAGCCCCAGTGGCGTTCGAGCGTTTGCGTTGCCGCGACGGCGCTCGCACCCTTGCGGACGACCAGTTGGGCCATGTCGTAGCCGATTTCGAGAGCGAGCTTGTCCATCGTGGCCTCATTCTAGCAGACGAAGAAGCCGCAGGTGTATGGTCCCCTGCGGCTTCTTCGAATCGGACGGGTGAGCGAGTGGCGCTGCCGCCGAAGCTACATCGCCAGCGAGGGCGTGCCGGTCGAGCTATCGCTGAAGATTTTGGTATTCGTCGGGTCGACCGCGGTGACCGTGGCGCCGACGGTGAAGGTCAGGTTCGAGCCGCCGATGATGACCTCGACGGTGTCGCCCTGGTTCGCCTTGATGCGCTTGCGCGGGATGCGAACGCCGTTGGCCGAGATGCCGAGGCCGCTTTCGAGCGGATTCGTGGCCGAGGGGCCGCCCTGAAGGATGACGGCCGCTTCGCCTGCGGTGTCGATGATGTCGTAGAAGAACTCGCAGACTTGGTCGACCGAGGCCGACGCCGTCGATGCGCCGCTATCGAGAGCCGACGTCACCGGATTGACGAGAATCTTAAAGTTGACGTTCGTCGCGTTCGTCTGCGCGGTGCCGTCTTGAGTCACGGCGCCCGTCGCAGGCGTGAAATGGTAGGCGTGATTGGCGGGCATCGAAATCTCCTAGTCCAGCATCTTCACGAGGTCGTCGCGAAGCGATTCGAGGTCTGCTTTCTGAACCCCGCTGCCCGGAACCTGGGGCTTGGGCGGATGCGGAGGCGCCGGGGGCTTGCCGTCGCTGGAGGCGCCATCGGAGCCGCCCTCCTCACCGTCGCCGCCTTCGCCACCATCTTCGCCGCCCGGGCCGCCCTCGGGATTGTCTTCCTGGGGTTGAAGCTCGGGGAGGTCCTCGACCTTGATGCCGGGCTTGGTCGCGATGGTGATAATGTCGCCGCCGGGAATCGGGGGCAGGCCAAGCTCGCGCCGGACCTCGTTGCGCGCGAGCACGCCCGAGTCGATGAGGCCGATGGCGCGCTGCGAGTCTTCGAGGCTCTGCTCTTTGTCGTCCTCGACGAACTCGAACTTGACGTCTTTGAACGGGAAAATGTCTTTGGAGTAGCCGGTCAGGTCGTGCGGGTCGAGCGCGTTGTTCCGAATGAACATTTTGCCGCGGACGATTTCGCCGTTGAAGAACTCCTGGATGTTGATGGCCATGGAGTGGATGCCGCGCGCTTGGGTCATCTCGTGCTGGGTGTCGGCGGTCGTCCGGTGGAGGTCCTCGGTAAAGCCGATGTCGTTGAGCGAGAGCCCGTAGACAGCGCACTTCACGTTGGCCCAATACTTCATAAGCTCAAGCACTTCGTTGTCGCGCATCGTCCCCTGCTGGATGGGGATGAAGCCCTTCACGCCCTCTTTCGAGCCGATGAAGATGCCGCGGCGGATGCCCTTGGCCACCTTATTGTTCCACTCGGCAGAGGTCGAACACGAACTGCGGGGTGTTATTGTTGCGGAAGAAGTCGTTGATGTAGGCGTCGCCGTAGAGCGCCCCGACCATCTTCTCCAGCACCACCTCGATGGGCGGCTTGCCGTAACCGCTCTGCTGCTCGTTCTGGAGCATGTAGACCAGTTCGTCGTTATTGTAGAACGCCTTGATGATGCCGTTGTCGTACCAGTCGTACGCGGGCTCGGGCGGCTGGGGCGTGCCGAGGTCGGGGCGCCGGTAGCGCCGGACTTGGTCGCCGGGCAAGAGGTAGAGTTCGCCGAGCGCGGAGCCGTCGCAAATCGGGTTCTTGACGATTGGCGCGGCGTCGTAGAGCGTGAGGTTGTCGACGACCCGGTTCAGGAACGAGCGGAAGTTGGACTCGGCCGACGGGTTCGGGCTCTCGAACATTTCCTGGACCGGCAGAATGTGCGCCTCGGCGTTCACCTCGTGGAAGGCGATGCAATTCTCGAAGAACTCGCGTAGCCGGACGTTCTGCGAGGCGCCGTTCCCGGCGGCTTGCTCGGAGGCCAGGATGTCGCGCAGCGCCCCCGAGGCGCGCATGAAGAAGACCGGGTCGAGCACCTGCGGGACGAACGAGGCCATGAACTGCGGGTAGTTGACCGATAGCTCCGCGACGGTGTGCCAGCGCTTGAGGTCGGCCTTCACCTTGGCGACGTCCGGGACGACCTTCCAGTTCATCTCGCCGATGGCGCGCTTGAGGGTGTTGCGAATCGCGAAGATGATGTCGTCGCGGTCGGCAAGCTGCTCCAGCGTGTAGCCAGGGATGGCGTAGCGCGAGCGCTGGACGAGATTGTCGCGGGTCTCCTCGGTGCCCATGGGACGCTTGTACGCGCCGCCGATGGTCTTGGGGTCGCCACCCTTACGGGGAGAAACGCGCTCGGGGCCAAGAAACAGGCGGCTGAAGAGGCCGGGGTTCGCACGCTTGGGCGCGCGACCGGGACCAAGCGGGACCATCGAGTGCATCTCCGACATTTCAGCGAAGGAGGTTCGGGCGTCCGCACCCAAACCCCCTCGCCCGGGGCCATGAAGTCATGGTCCGGGGACAATAAAAAAACGCGACGACGGGGTCACCCGGCTCGCGTTTTCTGCATCTCTAGGGAGAAATTGACATGCCCGACAACGACACGAGCGCCCAGAACTCAGCCCCATCCTCTTCGAACGAGTCGGCCCCAACCTGCTCGCGCCCGGAGAGCGACTCCGTTTACAACCCGGCCATTCACGGCCCCCGCGTTTGTCTGGACTGCGGCTAGGACGGCTGGAACGATAAGTCGACGTGGAGCTTTGCCAAGGATGACGTAACGGGCTTCTCGTCGTCGATGAGGTACTGAATGCTGCCGGATGGGGAGAGCGAGAAGCCACCCACCGGCAGTGTTTTTTTCCGGGTGTAGAGCCCGAGCGAATACTGCTCCGCCGAACGGCACAGGTCGACGAGGTCCTCGTAGGACGCGATGAACTTGAGGCGGACGTTGGCCCAGGCCCATGCCTGGGTCGGGTTCATGTTCTCAGGCGGCATTGGTCCCCTTGTTAGAACGGCGGAGGCGGAACGCTTCGTCTTCGAGCTTGATGAGGCGCGCTTTGATGGCGGAGCTTTCGCGTTGCAGCGCGACTATCTCGGCCTGGATGGCCTCAAGTCGCTTTATCGTAGCGCGCGGGAGCGGGCTTGGCAACGTGGCGGCGCGAGCGACCTTCACCCGCATTTCGGTCGCGAGCGCTCGCGAGAGGCTGGCCGGAACGTCGCAGTAGCGAGCGAGAAGGTCGATGTAGACCCGCATGAACTCGGGCCCGTGGCCGGGCAAGTCGTCGTCGATGAGGCTGTGCGCCACTTCATGCAACACGACCCAGCGCTTGCGCATGTGGCGTGGGAGCCGGATGGTTTGTTCGTACGGGGACCAACACGCAACGCGGCGCCGACGGCCGTCCCCGACCTTGACCATGCGCTTGCCGTACGCCGCGCGAACTGCTGGCGCGGGATAAACTTGTGGTCCTGCCTGGGCTCGACACGCGTGCTCGCCGTTTTTATCGAGCCGTTCTCGTCGCGGCCGAACTCGAACCGCGTCGTGGCTTCGTGTTCGTAATACGGCTTGCCGCACGTGACGCAGTGGTCCTGATTATTGACGAGCCGACGCTCCCAGCGATAGACCTTACCTCGCTGGGAGTCGCGGTCGCTCTTCACGGGCGGTCGCGTCACGGTTTGCCCTTGGTTGAGAGCACGAGTACGCGCTCGTCGTTTTGCCGCGTCACGAAATGGGCGTCGCTGAGCGGCACGAGAAGCCCACTCGGCTCTTCGACCATGACCTTCGTGTCGTCCGATACGTCCGAGTTTATCGCGACGAGCACTTGCAGTTGGGCGAACGTCATGCCAGCACCGGAAGCAAGCTCGTTGGACCCTGCCCCGTCGGCGTCTCGCCGGTCGCAAGCTCGACCACGCCGAGGATGTCGACCGTGACCGCGAAGCCCTTGCGGACCGCCTCTTTCACGGTGATGGCCGCGACGGAGCCCTGCGCCTTGCGCTGCTTCGCGTAGAAGTCGAAACGCTGGAGCGCTCGCCGGATTGCAAGACTCGGGTCGTTGGTTTGCAGACTGAACGTCTGGGGCGTGAGCCCGGCGACGCGAACCTGCACGTTATAGGCTTTAGCCATTCAGTGGTTCCTTTCGTGAGGTGAAAACGAGGACGTTTTGGCCGGTCGAGCTTTCCATCGCGTCGACCGAGGTCACCGGAACGAAGTTCTCGGTTTCGGGACACTCCATGAGGATGACGGTGTCGTCACCCGGCCCGGCGTTGTCGAGGATGAGCTTGAGGTCCGCGTAGGTCACGGAAACACCGCTTTCAGGAAGGCGACGGCCTGGTAGTTGAACATGAGTGAACCGAAGACTCCGAGGCACGCGGCTCCGATGACGAACCAGTCCGGCACGTAGAGGGCGAGGAAGGCCGCTTCGGCCGCTCGTTCCATTTGAGTCATCTTCAAGTTTTGCGCAGCCTTTCATAGCGAGCGTCGCGGCGCTTCTGCATG